GCTCATTAACAATCAGGAAGCCCAGCCGCCCGTAGGGGATTGCATCTCGCGATAGGTTGCTGGGAGTACGCGAAGCCGGCGCTGTTGAAATACCGGCAAAGATTCCGCGCGCCGCATTGCGGCGTGTATGCAGGCCAGGGCGATAACCAAGCCCGCGAACAGGTCGCCGGACGCTGTAACCGGCAAACGGCCCGCCCCTGAGCCGAGATCAGGGGTCATCGGAGAGGGCTGAATGCGCAGTGGCGATGCGCAGGTCAAGAGTTCAGTGTCGCGGCCATTGGGAGGCATCCCGTACGGCGATCTTGTACCGGCAAGCTAATCACTCGGCGAAATAGGTGACACGTTAGAAGGACTCACAGACTCGCGGCAGCAAGCCGGAGAAGCCACCGGCCAGCCCTCTCGGATGCACAACGACAGGAGAGCACGATGGTAGACGCAGCAGATTTGAAAGAAGACGGCCTCGACATGGAGCAAATGCAGATCGTCATTGAGCGAGCCATGACCGGCCTGCATGGCTGCACGAGCAAAGAGGCGAAGGCGCTCAGCAACATGCTGGAAGGGCTTCGGGATGACTGCGAGATGAACGAGTAGCCAGGAGAGCACGATGGATAAGCAGGAGTGGAACGGCGAAGGCCTGCCGCCGGTGGGCTCGAAATGTGAGCTGGCTCACGCGTGCGTCATTGGCACGGTTGAAGACCTGAGTAGCGTTGTCGAGCTGTCGAGAGGTGTTCAAGTGCGTATTGCCGGCCACGCGTATTTTGGAAGCGGGTACGTTGCTGTCTTCGAGTGCGCTGACCCCGACAGCGGTATGTGGTGCTACGGATTCCATAAACCCAATGGTTTCCGACCCATCCGCAGCGCCGAGGACAAGGCGGTGGAGGCAATCCAGCACCATGGCATACACCTAAGTTCCGGCGTGGCGCAAGACATCTACCGCGCTATACGCGACGGCAAGATTCCCGGCGTGAAGCTGGACAAATAACACCGCGCCCCGGGCGTAGAGGAGGAGAGATGGGATTCACGGACTGCACGACGAATGCCGAGCGCATTGAATATCTCAAGGGCTATCCAATCGAGATCGACAACCAGCCATTCCTGGATGGCTCGAAAAAGGTGGGTGACAGCAGCGCCGTAAGCATCCTGTACAGCGCCAGGGTGCGCGATGTCCGCGTATCACCCTGGATGGATACCGCCGCCGAGGCAGAGAACGACGCAAAGACGTTTCTGGCGAGCTGGGATGGCTCCATCTGAGCACCACGCGACCCCATGCGTCAGTTGGGCCAAGCGCCCCGCAGAGCAGGGCGGAATAAATAGGAGGGGGGTATGGCTAGACAAGAAATTTACACATGCGACATGTGCGGCTTTGAGGGCACAGAGAAAATGCATGATCTAGCAATAGGAGTTCATTACGGAAATCTATGCAAGATCAATAAGCATGTGGCTGCATCTGCAGCAAACAGCCATGTTTGCCCGAAGTGCGCAACGCTCATTACTGATGCAGTTAATCAGGCGCTGTTCGATTCCGTGCCTCTCAAGCTGAGGCATGGCTGGAAGTAACCACCCACCCATTGCACGGCAGCGGGTATCGAAGTGGCGGTTGAGAAGGCCGGGAGTGCCCAGCCGTACCTACGGGCAGTCGCCACCTTGATGTGAATTCCCTGCGTGAGCCGCAAGGCTCCTTCGCCCGCCCTCTCCGGCGGGCATTTTTTATTCAAAGAGGTGATGTATGGAAAGCACAACACCGATCACAAAGCACCAGAGCCGCATAAAAAACGATAACCGCGCATCGGCGATCTACGCCCACCGCCGCGACATCGAGCGCTGGCACGAACAGCGCCGCGTCGAGAGGCAGCTACGGGAGGTTTACCAGTGAGTCCGCGCTATCTCGTCCGCGAGCACGGCATCCGCATCGTACCGCGCTGCGACCTACCGGGCTCGCCCTACTCCAGTCGCAAAGCCGCCAAGGCCGCAGCACGTCGCGCCGGAATCGCCGGCGCCGAGATCATCAGTGTTCGGAGGGAATCATGATCGCTATCAAAGAAGGCGCCGTGACACGGCTCGTACACGAAGACACTCGCGTTATCGACATCGACCCGCATCAGCGCCCGGTTTACCGGCGCATACCTCTTGCACGGCGCAGCGAGGTGGACAAGGCGGCAACGCCTGAGGATATCCGCAATGGAAAGCGTGCAGCCGCATATGCCGAGCGTCTCAACGGCGTAAAGCCTGCTCATATTCAAATCTGGAGCGTGTGACATGGCACATGACATCGACATTACCCGTGACGACATCGTGACAGCGCTGTACAAGCGCGGATCGTACGGCTACGAATCGCCGGACGGATGGCGCGAAGTCGAGCTCAAGGACGCCACGACGGCGCTGATGGAGCGCGATGACGCCCCCGAGCTGATGACCGCACTATTCGAGTCGCTGAATGGCTGGCCGGTGACAAAGCCTGACCGCGTTGATGCGGCGGTCAAAGAGTGGGATCACGAAGTCGAGCGGCTGGCAGACAAGGTGCTGGATGACTTGGAACGCTGGCGCCTGCCCTACTACCGCCGGACTGCATGAGGAATTGAGGCGATGAGTGATATCAAGCCGGTATACCCGGAATACCACAAAGACGGGTTGCGCTTGCAGCTGATGTCTGATGGTTCGGTGCGCGCATGGACGAAAGACATAGCGCCCCACGAAGTGGCCCAGCTTGGGAATAAAGAAAACGGCACGCCATGGATACCGAAACACAAGAATTTCAACAGCCTGTGTCGGCAGATGATTCGCGAAGGTGATTTCGACGACCTGATTAGTCGTCAGCGCGTGATCAGTGAACAGCGCGGAATGAAACGCAAGGCAGGCGTGGAGCTGTACGAGGCGCTAGCCGCATTCGAGCAAACGCAGGACCTGTGGCTGCCGGACGAGGTTGCCGAGGAGCACGTTGGCGAAGCCGAGGCGCTACACACTCTGCGCCGGAAGATGATCGACGCCCTGGCCAAAGCCCGCGGCGAATAAAGAAGCCCGCTCAGGTGTAGGGCCTGGGCGGGCCGGATGATCCACGTGATGAATCAAGACGGAGAATAGCATGAGTAACGCTGTCGCGACGATAACGCAAGACATCTACGACACGCGAGACACGTTCGCGGCCGTTCTCAGCGAGCCCGGCCTGAACTTCGAGCGAGAAGCGGGGTTTGCCCTGCAAACCATTCAAGCCAATGACTTCATGACAAAGATTGCCATGGGTAATCGCCAGTCGGTCGTCAACGCCGTGACCAACATCGCAGCCATCGGCATCAGTCTCAATCCGGCCAAGAAGCAAGCCTACCTGGTGCCCCGGGACGGCAAGGTCTGTCTCGACATCAGCTACATGGGCCTCATGGACCTGGCCATGGCCGGCGGCTCAATTCGCTGGGCTCAGGCCGAGCTGGTTCACGAGAACGATCGCTTCGAGCTGAACGGCTTGGACCGACCGCCGACGCACAGCTTCAACCCGTTTGGCAGCGATCGCGGCGACATTGTGGGCGCCTATGTCGTCGTCAAGACCAGCGACGGGGACTACCTGACCACCTGCATGAGTCGCGCCGACATCGACGCGATCATGAATCGCTCGCAGTCGGTGAAGTCTGGCCGTTCATCGCCTTGGAAGACCGATTACGGCGAGATGGCGAAGAAGACGGTCGTGAAGCGCGCCTACAAATATTGGCCGAAGACCGAGCGGCTGGAACAGGCCATTCATCACCTGAACACCGAAGGCAATGAAGGGCTAGCCCCCACCGAGCCACAGACTGACCCGGAACTGGCCGGCAAGTGGTGCGACCTCGCCCGGCAGGCCGAGACCACAGAGGCGCTGGCCAATGTCTGGCGCGACGGCATCGCCGAGATACGTGCCGCCCGTGACATGGCTGCCTACAACCGATTCAAGGCCGAGGTCGAGAGCAGGGGTGAGCAGCTCAAGGGCGCCCGGCCTGCCGCTGAGACCGGCAACACCTACGAGGGAGAGACCGCATGACCATCATGATCAATGAGCCACAGGGCAGCCAGGAGTGGCTGGCAGCCCGCAGCGGCGTCATCACCGCATCACGATTCTCCGATGCCCGCGCCAAGCTTTCCCGGGCCACCAAGAACGGTAAGGCCGGCGACCCGGCCGGCAAGGCTATCGAGTACGCCTGGCAGGTGGCGCTCGAGCAAATCGCCGGAGAGCCGGTCTCGGAAGCCTTCTCGACATGGCAGATGCGTCGCGGTACTGAGCTTGAGCCCGAGGCGCGCATGACCTACGAGGCCGCTACCGGCCTGCTGGCCAGCGAGGAGGGCCTGATTCTCACTGATGATCGCGCCTTCGGCTACTCGAGCGATGGCCTGGTGGGCGATGACGGCCTGATCGAGATCAAGTGCCCGGCCAACTGCCAGAAGAT